TCAGTTGTAATTGATGGAGCAACTGCTTTTGTATATCAATATAGGGGTGAAACTACCCAATATCAATTAAACATGGATAGATTTGAACAGGGTATTAAGAATATGCAGACACTATTAGTAAATAGATTTGAATATATTAGGTCTACATTTATACCTAAAACAGGATATACAAGCACTGCAGATTTAAGTATAAGAGTTAACTAATGCCTGACGCTTCTCAATTAAGCCCTGTAAATTTTCCACTACAGGGTGGTTTAGTTTTAAATAAATCGACCTTTGCAATGGAACCGGGAGAGGCATTAGAGTTACAAAACTTTGAACCTGATATACAAGGTGGATATAGAAGAATAAATGGATTCACTAAACTTGTTGATAATATTGTGCCACAAACAAGTGCCTCGACAGAAGCAGTTTTATTATCTATAAAATTTAATGATAAGATTGTTGCTGCAAGAGGTGAAAAAATATTTACTGCAACTGCAGGTAACAATTCTTGGACAGCCATAGATACAGGAAGAACAAGTGCAGGTGTTTATGATTTTGAAATATTTAATTTTGATGGCAATAATAAGTTTATAGTCGCTGATGGTAATAACGCACCAACAGTATTTAACACATCTTTTACAGCAACGGATGTAACTTCAGGTGGTAGTGGAGAAATAGCAACTGCAGTAACAGGTGCTAAGTTTGTAAAAGCATTTAAGAATCACATGGTTTATGCAGGTATGTCAGCTAAACCACAAGAAGTTGTAATAAGTAAGGGTCTTGATGAAGACAACTTTAGCACTTCAGGAACTTTACCTGCTAGTAATTTTTTAGTTGATGATACTATTGTTGGTCTTAAAGTTTTCCGAGAAGATTTATTTATCTTTTGTGAAAATAGAATATTTAAATTATCAGGCACATCATCTTCTGATTTTGCAGTAACCTCTGTGACTAGAGATATTGGGTGTGTAAACGGACAGACAATACAGGAATTTGCAGGTGACTTAATATTTTTAGCACCTGATGGATTAAGAACTGTTGCAGGTACTGCAAGAATTGGTGACGTTGAATTAGGAACTATAAGTGCAAGTGTTCAACCTTTATTTAATACTAACATAGACACTGCTACAAATTTTACTTCTTTAGTAATACCTAATAAAACTCAATACAGAGTATTTTTTTCTAAAGCAGCAGTACCTGAATCTATAACAGAGGGTGCTATTTGTTCTTTAAGAGCACAAAGGTTTGAATTTGCAAAACTAAAAGGTATAAAACCATCTTCAACATCTACGTTTGTTGATACAACAGGCACAACAATAATACATGGTGGATTTGATGGTTTTGTATATCAACAAGAAGATGGCAATGATTTTGATGGGACTGCTATAGATGGTAAATATAGAAGTCCTGATTTAAGTTTTGGTGATGCAGGGATACGTAAGCATATGCATCGTGTTCTTGTTAGTTATAAACCTGAGTCTTCTATCAATGCAGACTTATTATTAAGGTATGATTATGAAGACCCTAGTACACCAAGACCTGCAGCTTATTCTTTATCTGCAGGAGATGTAGCAGCAGTATATGGTAGTGCTACTTATGGTGTATCAACTTATGGTGGTCAGGCAGAACCATTACTTAGACAGTCTGTCGAGGGTTCAGGATTTACTATAGCACTTAGGGTTAACGATAACGGAACTTCTGCACCATATGCGTTAAGAGGTTTTGGATTAGAGTATCAAGTAGGAGCAAGAAGATAAATGGGAGCTACATACACTAGACAATCCACATTTACTGATGGAGACATAATAACTGCAGCTCATAGTAACGATGAATTTAATCAGTTATTAGCAGCTTTCGCAGCAAATACAGGACACACCCACAATGGTGATGCAGGTGAAGGTGGTCCTATTACCAAACTATTAGGTAATACATTAACATTTGGTACAGGAGCAGATACAGATGTAGCAATAACATTTGATGGTAATACATCAGATGGTGTTTTGACATGGAAAGAAGACGAGGATTATTTTGAATTTAGTGATGACATACTTATTGCTTCTTCAGAGAAGTTACAATTTAGAGATACAGCAATACACATTAGTTCAAGTACGGATGGACAATTAGACTTAGTAGCAGATGGTGCAGTTCTTGTAGACACTGCAGGTGATATTACTTTAGACGCAGATGGTGGAGATGTCGTACTTAAAGATGGTGGAACACAGTTTGCTTCTCTTACAAACACAAGTGGTAACTTAATAATAAAATCAGGTAGCACAACTGCAATGACATTTGATGGTGCTAATGTAACTTTTGCAGGAACAGTAACAATAGGTTCTGCAGGTATATCTGAAGCAGAACTAGAGATATTAGATGGTGCTACAGTTACTACAGATGAGTTGAATATACTTGATGGTGTAACTGCAACAACTGCCGAACTTAATATTATGGATGGTGTTACTGCAACTGCTGCAGAGATAAACATCATGGATGGAGACACAAGTGCTACATCTACAACAGTTGCAGATGCAGATAGAGTTGTACTAAACGATAATGGCACAATGAAGCAAGTAGCAGTTACAGACTTATCTGCTTACTTTGATGATGAAATAACTGCAATGCCAAACCTTGTAACTGTTAGCACACTAGATAGTGGTGCTATCTCAAGTGGTTTTGGAAACATAGATATAGGTTCTAGCAACTTAACTGCAACAGGAACTATATCTTTAGGTGCTACATCTTTCAATGACAACAATATAACAAACGTAGGAAGTGTACAACTAGATAGTATAGCAGGTGATGCAGATACAAATACTAGCATAGCTTTCTCAGGCTCTGATGTTATAACAATGACAACAGGAGGCACTACTGCATTAACAATAGACGCAAGTCAAAATGTAACAGTAGCAGGTGACTTAACAGTTTCAGGAGATGATATAACACTTGGAACAAATACTAGTGGTCACATCATGGTTGCAGATGGAACTAACTTTAATCCTGTAGCAGTGTCAGGTGATGTTACAATATCAAACACAGGTGCAGTAACTATAGCTAATAATGCAGTGGAAACTGCAATGTTAAATGCAAATGTTATTAGTGGACAATCTGCAGAAACATCTTTAGATACATCTAATGATACATTATTGATGTTTGACAACTCTGCTAGTGGACTAAAAAAGATTACACTTGCTACATTATCATCAGGACTTGGTGGTATAACAGACGTTGTAGCAGATACAACTCCACAATTAGGGGGAGACTTAGATGCTCAAGGAAAAGATTTAGAAGATGTAGGCATAAGTTCTGCTGACTCACACGCAGGTATATATGGTAGTTCTTCTGCTCCTATAACAATAACAGTTACAGTAGCTAGTAAAACTGCTGCACATCCTTACAATGGAGATGGGAGTAGTAATGCTTACTTTTTAAATGGCATAGAATCTCCTGCCTTGACTTTACATGGTGTAGACAATGTAACATCTGACTCAGGATATTATTATAAATTTGACCAAGCAGACAGTAGTAATAGTGGGCATCCTTTAAGATTTTATTTAGATGCAGATAAAACCACTGCGTATACCACAGGTGTTACAACAAATGGTACTCCCGGAAGTTCAGGAGCATATACTCAAATAGATGTAGATGAAGATACTCCAAGCATATTATATTATCAATGTTCATCTCATGCTTACATGGGTAATCACGCAGTTGTTAGTGGCTCTAATAAAATTAATCATTCTGAAGCTCTTATAAGTTTTCCAACTGCTACAACTACTCTTATAGGAACAGATACAACAGATACATTAACTAATAAGACATTAACAAGTCCAAAAATAAATGAAAATGTAGCAGTCACTGCAACTGCAACAGAGATAAACATTTTAGATGGAGTAACATCAACTACAGCAGAACTTAACATTCTTGATGGTGTCACTTCTACTGCAGCAGAGTTAAATATACTTGATGGTGTTACATCTACCACTGCAGAGCTAAACATTCTAGACGGAGTAACATCCACTACTGCAGAGCTAAACATCTTAGATGGAGTAACATCTACTGCAACAGAATTAAATATCATGGATGGTGACACCTCTGCTTCAGCAATTACATTAGCAGATGCAGACAGATTAGTAACCAACGATGGTGGTACTATGAAACAAGTAGCATTGACTACTTTAAAAACATATTTGACTAGTGCAGGGTTCTCAAGTGAAGACCCAACTGCGTTAGCCATTGCGTTAGGTTAATTTTAACTTGACAAAAAAACATAAATAGTGTATAATTATAAGGAAATAGAAAAATGGCAAATACATTTAAAGTTATAACAGTTGCAGGTACTACGAGCCAAGCAACAGTTTATACAGTAGGCAGTTCTACAACAACAGTAGTGTTAGGAGTCATGCTTGGTAATACAACAACAAGCCAAGTGACTGCAACAGTTACATTAAGTTCAGATACATCTAGCCGACCACCTTCAGGCACTAACAGTGGAAACAATGCAGATGTAGAGTTAGTGACAAATGCACCTATACCTGCAGGTTCTTCGTTAGAACTATTATCAGGTAATAAGATTGTGATGGAAACAACAGATAGTTTAAAACTAACTGCATCAGGTGCAACTGACATAGCAGTATCAATCATGGAGATTACATAATGGCATATGTAGGTAATCCACTTCCTGCAAACTTTCAAGCCTCACCTGCAGTAGTCAGGTTCGATGGCGATGGAAGTGACACTACATTCGCATTAGGTAGAACAGTATCAAATGTCCAAGACATACTTGTATCAGTTGATGGTGTAATACAGGATAGCTCTAAGTATACTATTCCTGATGGTAGCACTCTTACTTTTGGCAGTGGTGACGCACCTTCGGCAGGAACAAATAATGTTTTTGTATATTTTCTTGAACTAGCAGGTGGTAACATCACTCCTGCAGCAGAGAACAAAGGTAACTTTAAATTTGGTGGTATGTTTAGAACAAACTCACAAAGTTTAACTTCTAACGTAACGATACTTGCTACAGAGAATGCACAAGTTACAGGTCCTTTAACTGTCGCTAGTGGTGTAACATTGACAGTAGAAAGTGGTGGAAGGTTGGTAACATCGTGAGTACAATTAAAGTAGATACAGTACAAAGCACAGGTGGTGGTGCAGCAACACTTACTAAACAACACGCTGCTAAAGTATGGGCATCTTATGGTGGAACATCTCAAGCAACAATGGATTCTTTTAACGTAACAGGTATTACAGATGAAAGTACAGATGGTGTTATAAGTTATAGTCTTACAAATGCTTTTTCTAATAAAAATTATGCCACAACATTTAGTTCAGGATATGGAGACCATTGGGAAGCAAGAAATACAAGTGGTCAATCTTCTAACAATGATTTTGGTGGCAGAACTACATCATCTTTTACTTATAGTGGTGCTATGGCTACAGATGGAACTAGACAAGAAACACATGACCATAGTTTATCAATTCATGGAGATTTAGCATGAGTACCATTAAGACAAACACCCTAACAGGTACATCTACAGCAGGTAGCATTGTTGTTACAGGAGAAGGTGGTTCAACCACAACTAATCTGCAACAAGGGTTGGCGAAGGTTTGGTCATCCGTTTTGTTAGATGATAGCGTAGAAGATAATTTAAACTCTACAACTATAACAGACCACGATGCCGGGGATTTCACCCACAATTTTACTAACAATATGAATAGCAAAGATTATGTTACAACAAGTATGATGATAAGAAACAATGATGGTGGTTTTGGTCATAGCTCACTTTATGGTAGTGATAGTGAAGCTGATATTAAAAATGTTACTTCTTCTACACGAGCAGTTTACTTTAATGCTGCAAATACTAAAGAAGACCCAAGACGAGGTGGAATAGTGGTACACGGAGACTTAGCATAATGGCAAACGGAACAATAGCATTTGATACATTAACAACATCTGACCAAGTTAATACAAATACAGAGAAGTCTATTGATACAAGTTACATTTTTAATGGTGTCAATAAAGTTTGGGCAAGATTAAATTGTAATACAGCAGATGCAGTTACAGTTAATGATAGCTTTAATGTCAGTTCAGCATCTGATACGGCAGTAGGTCGTTCAATAATAAATTTTGCTAATAATATGAGCAATGCAGATTATGCTTTACTTGGAGCAGGGGATGCAACCATAGGAACTGAATATAACTATGTATGTTGTGAAAGTTCTTCAACAGACCATGTAGATGTTGCTTATATGTATGGACATAGTGCTCTAATGGATACAACAGATAATGGACACGCAATAGTAGGAGATTTAGCATGACAATAAAAACACCTGAGTTTCAAGGAACACATTTATGGGAAAGATTGTGTTGGGCAAAAGAAAAATTAGAAGGCAAACAATCAGAGTATCGTGTTGTATGGGAAGACCCTGAAGAACCTGATTCACCTGCTAAGATAACTATACCTGACCCTAATTGGATGGCTTGTGCATTGCAAGGTGGCATATTACCACCTGTAGAAGTTTATTGGGCATTGCAAGAAGATGAAGCAAAGCCTGACTTCAAGAAACACACAAGAGGTTATTTGTTACACAATACTAAACCTATTGATGCAATGACAGAAGAACAAGCAATAGAATACTTAATCATGAAAGACATACCACAAAGAGTATGGAGAGAATATCAGAAAGCTAATAGACCAAGATTATTAATTTGCAAAAAGAATCAACTTCCAAGCACAAGAGAGTGGCGAAATGCTTGGAGAATTGATGAAGAAACAATAGCCACTCATAAGGCAGCATAAGGAGAACACAATGCCAAAAACATATATAATGGATAAAGATGGTAAAACAGTTGATGCTTCAACAGTAACTAAACCATCTGATAGACATTTCAGAGGAGCTTGGACATTAAATGGAAAAGTTATTTCTGAAGACATGACTGAGGCTAAGAAAATCTTTCAAGATAAGATTAGAGAAGTCAGACAACCACTACTAGAAGCAGAAGATGTAGTGTACATGAAAGCATTAGAAGCAGATGATGCAAGTGCAAAAACTGCAAGTGTAACTAAAAAGAAAGCACTTAGAGATGCACCTGCAGCTAAAGCTATATCTGATGCAGACACAATCGCAAAGCTCAAGGCAGCTTGGGATACATCTGTATTAGGTGACAGTCCATACGCATAAGGAGTAAGTTATGGCATTGACTACAGTAAATGATGCAGGACTTACATCCCCTGTTTATGTCTTAGCTACAGAAATTGACCTAACGTCTGCAAACACGATTACTGGCATACCTTCAGGAACAAATTGGGTTGAGGTAATGGTTAGGGATATGAGTACAGGTGGCACTGAAGATATGGGCATTCAGCTAGGGACTTCTGGTGGAATTGTTACTAGTGGTTATGTAAATGCTACTGCTATGGTTGCTCCTAGTACTGGTGTTGAAGGTCACACTGATGGATTTAGGTTTACAGTTACCACTGGTGCTGCAGCAACATTTCAGGGTATTATTCATCTTCGTAGAATGTCTGGAAACACTTGGGTTATGACTGCTCAACTTGCAGACACAGCAAATAATCAGATACATTTTGGTGGTGGGAAAGTTTCATTATCAGGAGAATTAACTCAAATAAAAATAGACCCAGATGGAAACACATTTGACGATGGCGATGCAAATATTGCTTATGGAGAATAGGATAAACTATGGGATATATAGGTAAATCACCCACCAATGGAGTAAGAAACAGATTTGTATATCAAGCCACACAAGGACAAACATCTTTCAGTGGTAGTGATGCAAACTCTTTAACATTAGCCTACACAGACACTTTATATATGGATGTGTATCAGAATGGTGTGTTGCTCAAAGCAGGAACAGATTATGCTGCAACAACAGGAACAAGCGTTGTATTAGTACAAGGTGCAAGTTTAAATGACCATGTAGAAATGGTTGTTTACGATGTGTTCTCCGTAAACGAAACTTACACTAAAACTGAATCAGATGACAGATATCCATTCTTAGGTAACAACAGTATCATCAGAACAAATGGACAGACTATAAGTGCAGACATAACAATTAGTTCAACAACCAACGGATTATCTGCAGGTCCTATAACACAATCAGCGACAGTCACTGTTAATGGTTATTGGAGTATCGTATGACAAGCT